GCTTCTAAACGAGTCCATTCATCGTGAGAGCATGCGTCCATAAATTCGCGTTCGAATCCTTCCGGTGCGTAAACAGAAGCAAAAAGTTTCGCACCCATAACCATCCAAGGTTTTTCTGTCTCTACTCCGGCCGCTTCAAAAGTTTCCGAATCCGCTATTACTCTTGAAACAGGTACAGAATATTCAATAATTCTCTTCGTGTCGAAACCGGGTCCAGCCGCTTTTATTAAATCGGCTTTAGTAGCGTACATTAAAGGCATTTCCGCGGCGGCCTCTAAACGTGTCGTAAATAAAGGTATGTAGTCTAAGCCTGTGTTTCGAAGTCGAGCTTGTGTATTCGTAACAACCTGCGCCAACTCTGCAAAATCTCGAGCGCTCCAGTTCGCAATAGAGAAGTCTACTCCTTCGTCTAAGAAAAGAGCAGAATACGCTGCTCCAATTTTAGAGCGCATATCTTTAGCTTCAGGAAAATGTTGAAAAGCTGCTGTCATAAACATATTCGCTGCGTTTCGCCATTCTTTCATCTTCTCTTGTACGGGTTCAACAGTTACGTCTGATAAGTCCTCGAAAGATAAATTCCCGTTATAAAAGGCAGGAATCTTTCGAAGGCGTTTCCCGCTTTCTGTTTCAGGAGCCGTAGCTTGAGGAAAAAGCTTGGCGTTTATGACTAAATATTCTCTTTCTTCAGGTCTTTCCGAAATCTTTTCTGAAAAATCGCCATCAATAAAAATCCTATATATAGGAATGTCTTCTTCAACCCAAGTCAAACCGTTCTCTCTGCAATATTCATTTAACCATACGTAGTTGTCTGTCCAAGACGATAAAATTGAACCAGGGTCTTTTCCCGGAATATAAGTATGCTGTTCACTTTTCTGTAAAGGCCTATATAAATGAATTGTTTCGATATCTCGGTACGCCAACCTAGTTTGAACTTCTCCAGCTAAACCCATTATTTCCGCTACTTGGTCATCCGTGGCTTTCGCAAAAGAAAGGTTCCCTCCAACTTCTCGTTCTCCAGTCAAACTAAACTTTATTGCATCTAAGACGGGTAATGCGCCTTCAAAATCTCCAGACGTTAAAGCTTTTATTTGATTAACAGCAAAAGAAGACTCTTCTAAAGATTGTTCGAGCGTAACCGGTTTAGTTTGGTCAATACTAACATACCTTAACGTAAGAAAAGAAGGCCTTCCGGGATACTCTTCCTTTACCTTCATAGGAACTCTTCCAGGCCCTGGAACGTTCCCAACTGCACCTGCTTTAGCTAAAGGTGTTAAAGATACAAGACGACGTCGTAGCCTTCTCGCTCTTCGTCGTTCTGCTCCTTCATTATATGTAGTATCCCACGTTCCATCCTCTGAACCTAATTCCTGTTTCTCAACAAAACGGGCTATCCTGTAAAAGATTGCAGACTTCGTCTGAGGAATCTTTCGTGCAGCGAAACCGAATCCGGAAGGAATAGGAATTCCTTCAGGAGTTTCAAATAACCACATTCGAGTTTGCTCTCTGCCAGGACCTAAAGGAACTACGTGTGCTACAACTTTTGAAGAAACCCTTACACACTCTTCTACTAATGCAGTAAAGAATTGAGCTTTGCTGAGATAGTGTAGAGAAATACATGCATCAAAAGCTTTGTTTTCAAAAGGCAAAGGCTCTGACAAGTCGTGATGAAAGACGTTTAATCCATACGCTCGACAATATTCTACATTTCGTTCGTCTTCGTCTACCCCTACCACATCATACCCCATTTCTTTTAAGAGTTTCATATTCTGACCCTTACCACAACCTAATTCAAGCACGATTTGTATATTTTCAGTTTCGAACGTTTTGAGAACTTCCGCTAAATCAAGCTGAGAGATATAACTTTCTGGCATTTGCCTTCCAGGTTTATCAAACATGTCTACCGCCATTTCTTATCTCCCTTTCCTCATTATTCGAACTTTTCTTCCAAACGCTTCTGCCGTTGCTCCAGGATTAGGTAAAGTACTAAAGAGAGTATCTGCAAGTTCCTGAACTCTCTCTTTTATAACCCTTCTAGGAAAAGGATTTGAGACTTGTCTTCGAATAAAAGTTTTACCTTCGACGTCGTAATGTTCTAAGGCACCCCCGGGTTTGAGTCTCACTCTCCTTTTTGCCATTCGAGAAGTGCTTAGAGTAATAAACTTCGTCGAAGCTCCTTCCGGTTGGAAACCATCTTGTGTCCCTTCTCCGGGACGAACCATAAGAGGAACATGGACCGCATCGGTCATTTCCTCTCGAGCTTTCGAGAATTGGTCGAGGTCAATTCTCTTTCTCCCGCGAAGTACGTACTTTGCGTGTTCAGCAGTAAAAGAGATTTTCGCACCTTTATCTGTGTGTTGCACAACCATAGAATTTCTCATTTCTCCGGTTAAAGAAGGACAAGCTTCCTTAATAGAAGGAACTAACACTTCATCTATCCAGTTGTGAACGCTTTCGTTTATTACATCTGTTATAAAATCCACTACGTTTCTCCGGGTGACCCGGATTCACCGGGATATACATTAGACCTAACACCTTCTACAGGTTTAGTAACGGAAGACTCTCCTCGAACATTTCTATTGTCAGAATGTTGCTCTGACCTCAAGTGAGGGTAGTTTCTCGACGCATGCCTATGTAAGTCGCCAGGAGAGTGTTGTGGCATTTCTCCTCGAGTTGCTTTCTCTCCTTCCTCTCCTTCTTTCGATTCTTCTTCCTTACCAGGAAAACCTGAATAACCTTCTGCTTTCTCTTTCTCTTCTACATTACTAACTTCAAATTGTACGTCGTCAAGATTTGCCTTCTCACCTATAATTTCTACCTTGAAACCCATATTTTGTAAGACAGACGCAGAAGCTACGCGCTGTTGTGCAAATTGAATTCGAGTGCTTTCTGCTTTTTCTTCGGGTTGGTTAAGAACTAAACTCCAATCCGTAATTCCAAAGCCTTCTTCCAAAAGCTCAGGAAAGACTTTCGTATGGTAAATGCGTTGGTCAGATTCAACCACCCTACTTGTAACAATAAGAGCCATAGATTGACCCGTAAGGCCGCCAGATTGTTCTGGTACGTTTTCCCAAACAGGAGTAACTCCATAAAAAGCAGAGATACGTTCTCGGATTTCAGACCTAATAGGTAAGTAATCCATCTCCTGCAAAGTATGATACAAACGAAGAAGGTCCGTACTTCCTTTCCCAGTTCGGGCGGAAACACCCAACCAAGGAATATAATCGGGGTCTTCTTGTAGCTTCATTTCAAGATATTCCCGTTCTCGGCGCAAGCCTTCCGTATCGTCAGTAGTAGTAATTAAGACTGAAGAAGGCATCTTCCGTTCAAAGAAGTAACGATAAAGGTATTTATCCATACCAACGATAGTCAAGGTTTTCTCAAATAGAGTAAGTAAAGGACTTAACCCATAGAGAATACCTGGACTAAACTTCTGCGCATGAATAATTTCATCATCTATCAGAGGAAGCTTCTCTTTTTGCTGCTGATATAGAAATAGTACAGGCCAAAGAGGAGCGCCACATTCGGGACAAGACCCTTCCTCATCATAGAAATTACGATGTATTCTACATGTGTAGTGAGAAGCTTTAATTTCTCCACTCGTAGAAAGGTCGAATTCCACTAACCCAGGATGGAGTCTATACAATTCAACGGTTCTACCTACAATTTCACCGTTATCATTGACTTTATACTCCTTATTTAGCAGAAGAAAAGCATCATCTGCTATATTGAGGTCATCGTGGAATTGTTTTAAGACTTCTTCTAAGGTTTGACCGTGTTTATTACATCTCTTAAACAATTGGTCCGCGTATTGGTACTGCTTAGGGTCCGGCCCTCGAAGTTTTCCACCACATAGTCGACAAGTATCTCCTGTACTGGTAGTATCACCACACTCGATACACTTTTTGTTGAACTTCGGAACCCAACCTTTTAAGCCTCTACGAAAGACTTCGTTTCGAATAATCTGAATAACGGACCTCACTTCGGAAGTCATATACGCGAGCATATACAAATTCAAAAGAAGATACTTTCGTTGACCAACGTTTGTACGAATCCAGTCGCTAGGAATATTCTCGACCTTCATATTTAAAGTATTAGTAGGAGCTCGAGATACTCCTTTCGCGAGCGCGAATGGATTCGAAGGAGTTAAGGCCTGCTTCATGCTCGCAGACATAAATTCATCAATTTTCAACTTCCACCTCCTAGAGGAAGAATTTACTGGGTTAGACGATTAAGGTCGTTTGTTAATATAAGAGATTCAATAGACTTTAAAGCTCTCATTCTTAACTGGAAGGATTGCCAATCTCGTTGCGAGACGTTCTCATCAATTCCCGGAGGGGGAGTATTACTTGTAGCAGGTTCTGTATACACTTGAGAACTTTGCCCTCCAACTTTTGGAATCTTTCGAATCCTAGATGCTTCCTTAAACAAAGCAGCAAACTCACCTTCGGTTACAACTTTAATTGCTTCGGAAGGAACGTCATCACCTACTTCGAGTTCGGTGATGGATTCGTGCCAGAGGTCGACGATGAGAAAAACTTTATTCTTCGCATCCCACCTACAGGCATACTGTTCAGTTTTTTCTTTAAATGTGGGTCCAACTTGCACTTGAATGTACCTCCTTTTGGAAAATTGTCTGTTTTCCGCAGTCTAAACAATTCATTCCGTCAGCTTCCGCGACGGTTAAGACTCTAAATGTCCCTTTATACAACTCGACGGCAGGACTCTTACAATGAGGACAAGTTAAGGAAGCGACAGAAAGCTTTTGCTTTGAGAGAGCACTTCCAAGGTCTCCAACTATGGTAGTTCCCCCTAAACCTAACCTATCGTCTATAGCCAATGCCGCTAAGGCTACGCTAAAGAAAGATTCGCCATGACCGAAGGACGTTTCAGGCGCCTGCAGCGAACCATTCACAGAAAGAAACTGAGAAATGAAGCGAGGGTCTCCAAGAAAGCGAATGTTTCCTTTCGAAACGATTTGTTCAAGAGCCGTAATACACCTTTTCCGAACTGGAGCTGACCCAAAAGTAATAAGACGAATTGCAGGGTCTAAACCGCGCTCTTCCATTTCTCCTCTCGTATTGTCAACATAAAGAGCATCCATTCCAAAGCTCTCCATAGCTACTTCTAGATACTCTTTTTGGTCTACGTAAGTCATCTCATCCATCCACGATTGATGAATCATTGTAGCAAAAGGTTCACCTTTATCAGTCTTCGTAATTTCGAAGACTGATAAGTGAGAAGGATGCCTTTTCTTACCAATGTCAACTCCCCCTAAAACGTAACTTACGTTTTCAGGTCTTCTATATTGAGCATATATAGAGTGGTTCTTTAATTCAGGGTCAACTAAGGCGAAAACTTCATCACTTCGGAAGAAGGCTTCCGTTTCTGACACCGGTACAAGCATAAACTCAGTTTGGAACGCTCTCCAACCTACGATTCGCTTGTGTTCTTCAAGCCATTCCCGAGGATATACTTCCGGCCACAATACCTCTCGTTCGGGAGTAGGGTCAAATACAGGAAGATATACGTATTCAAAACCTGAATTTTCTCGAAGAGTCATTAGCATATCTTCAGGGTGCATAGGCGTCCCTAAAATAAAAGTAGGAGCACCTTGTACCGGAATGTTAATAATTTCTCGCATTACATGGTCAGTAACCTTTTTGATTTGAGTAAACGATAAAGGTGCTTCTGGGTCACGAAGGATGTCATCACAAATTACGCCTCCGTCTACATGCGTTCCGCGTTTAAAGGAGAAAATACCTCCATTCAGAACACGAGCTATACGGACGCCATCTATGTGAAACTTACACATCGATTCTGAGAGAGGAGACATGTCAATCATTCTTTCTCTTAATTCAGGATTGGTAGCAATAATCTCTTTTATTTTAGTAGTATGGTATTTCGACATAGCATCTCTATACGAGAGATACATCATGTCCTTACCTTTAAGCAACTGATAGATACAAGTGGCATACCCAAGAATAGTAGACTTTAAATGAAAACGAGGTAAAACTGCACCAAGCTTCCTACCAGTTGATAAGCAGTGTTGAACCGTATCAGCCAGATGCATGATATGCCAGTAGTCAAACCTCTTTCCAGGAAAAGATTTTGCGAAAGTATTTAACACAAAATCAGGAAAGTCATATTCGACCATAGCAAGCTTACTTCCTAAGTCAAATAAAGTTTTGTCTATTGCACTTTCTGACATTTCTTATACCCGTATATAATCTCACACAGTCGAACTACGTGAAAGTAGAACGACTGTGTTTCAATGTTTCCTGCCAGCTCGGAATATTCCTTCTCACATTGGGCTCTGTGTGGGCAACTAAGACAACCATATATAGTATGTCCTTCATCTAAGTATTCCCCTCCACAATGCCAAAGCTTCTCATCGAGCTTTTTAAGAAGCCACTCCTTATTTATTATTGTCGCTGACATTGAATGCATCCTCAATGTATTTTGGTAACGGAGTCTGTACCTTACTGGAAGCGTACTCGTCTTTACAATGGTTAAGCATTTCAAGCAAGTTCTTAAATACCTTCATAGGCATTAAAATCCTTACTTGGTCAATATCTATAAACACAAGGGACTCATCAAAGCTTACAGCGACGCCTAAGGAACATGTTCTACCTGTTTCGTAAACTATCATACCCATCCGAGTCACCCCCTTATGCTATATTATACGGTACTCGCTTAGCAAAATCAAGAGCTCCTGCCTCATTTTACTGCGACAAAGGCTGCCCAGTTGTACCATTTGAAGAAAACGTCTACGTGCGCGAATCCACACCGCTGTAATTGTTCGACGTTTTCTTCAACCGTATAGGGAATAAGGTAGTTCTCTAAGCTTTCTCGTTTTCGAGCTATCTCTAGGTCGGAGTACCCTCTTCGTTTCTTGTACGTATGGTATAGCTCAATGTATGGTTCCCGAAAAGGACCAGACCCGAGGACCTTTTCAGCCAAAATAAGAACTCCCCCTTCGGATAAGGAACTACAAATAGAATACAACAACTTCTCTCGTTCAGTAGGTCTTATAAACTGCAAAGTCCACAACATAATTACTACGGAAGCATCTTTAAAACTCTTTATTTGGGTTATATCATCGTTTAAAAGCACGCATTTGCCCAATAAACCCAACGAATGCAGTTTTTCCTTACTTTTCTCAATCATATCCATAGAGTTGTCTACCCCCACGACTTTTACACCTTCAACACGTCGAGCGATACTCGCCATAAGTGTTCCTGTAGAACAACCAAGGTCCCAAACCGTTGATTGAGGGGGAGCTAGCTGTGCAACAAGTTCTGTAGTCGCAAGTTGAATCTCTTGGTAGTAGGGCACCGACCTTACGACC